TCCCGCTTGGCAGTGAGCCGGAAACAGAGACAGAGATTGAAGACGCTGACAAAGTTGCGAAGGATAAATTGAAACAGATCGGGCTTGGCGATATTGAGGGCGCGGTATGATTAACATAACCGGAAAAAAGCGCAAGATGAGAATAGCGATTGAGAACAACAGGCTTATGATGGCATTCGAGCGGGCCTTTGCAAATGACCTTTCAAAGATAATCGATATGCAATATGAGAGCGCGGCGAAAAGACTTGATGATTTTAATCTGAGATTTGAAAGCGCAATAGAGGCGTATAATCCGGAATTGAAAACTATCTATCGGAATAATCTGAAAAGGATTATGAGCAACTTCGGATATAGAGCATTGGCGGCGATTGGATACAAAGAGCACAAAAGCCCGATGAGCGACTTTCTTGTTTATATGGATAATTACATCGCTCGATATGTCGCTTTGAAAGTTGTTGAGGTGTCAAGGACTACTATCAAAGTAATTAACCACATAATCAGAATCGGTAACGATGCCGGATGGACTAACGCAGAAATGGCAAAGAAGATCAGAGACGTTAAAGAGATATCGAAAATCACCAGGGCGCGGACTATCGCAAGGACTGAGACTCATTCAGCGGCGATGAACGCCTTTCAAGGGTCGATGGAAATCAGCGGCATGATAAGAGAGAAGGAATGGATAAGCGTCAACGACTCCCGGACACGGACACAGCCGTTCAACCATGCGGCGGCGGACGGGGAACGCGTAGGAATAAATGATATGTTTTTCCGGACAGGTCAAGCACTCAGATATCCGGGCGACATGCAGAACGGAAGCGCGGCAAATGTTATCAATTGTAGATGCAATCAACTATTTTTTACAGATAGAACTATAAACGCGGCGTAATGGAGGTTAAACATAATGGATAAAATTTTAGATATGCCTTTTGAAATAAAGGCGGATGATTTAAAAGAAGACGGGACATTTTCAGGTATGGCGTCAACTTTCGGAGGTGAGCCGGATTCGCATAATGATATTATAATAAAGGGTGCATTTACAGAGACTTTAAAAACTAACGGATTCAAAGGGCGCGGAATAAAGATGCTCTGGCAACATGACTATCGCGCGCCGATTGGAAAATGGATGACTATAGAAGAGAATAATAAAGGGCTTGCAGTAGTTGGGAAATTGACACGCGGCGTCAAGCAAGCAGACGAAGCATATTTTTTAATGAAGGATGGTGCGCTTGATGGATTATCAATCGGCTTCGGAATTGATGAAGACGGATATGATATAGACAACAAAACAAAATGCAGACGGTTACGGAAGATAGACCTCTGGGAAATTTCTCCGGTAACGTTTGGAAGTAATGCAAACGCACGGATTACAAATGTAAAGAGCGCGGTTAAAGATGCGAAAACTATAAGGGAACTTGAAGCGGCCTTGAGGGATTCAGGGTTGAGCGTGAAAGATTCTCTATACGTTATAAGTTTACTTAAAAAAGAAAGTCTGGGACAGGCTTTTAAAGATCCGATTTTGGAAGCATTGAAAAAAGTAAATGCTGAAATGACGGTTTATAAATTTTTTAATATGGAGGCTTAAAATGGCAGACGGTATTGTATATGTAGATGAAGCTACAACTAAGGCCATACAAGCGGAAATTGGAAAACTCGGAAACGATTCAAAGGCTATTTATGAAGGGCTGAGAAAAAATGTTGAAGAGTTTCGGTCAACGCTGGAAGGCAAAAACAAAGAAGACGTTCTTTTAAAAGAGAAAGTCGATAAGTTGGTGACGGACGTTTCGTTAAGGCAGGAAGCCCTTGACAAGAAATTCGACGAAGCCAACAAGAAAGCGAACGAGAGACTTGACGCAGCGGAAGTTGCTTTTAAACGCAGTCCTAAAGGTAATTCACCTGATAATGAGAAAGCGATTAAAGACGCTATTGATTTTCAGATTTCATGCGCTATAAACAAGAGCAAGAAAGAATACGGATTGCAGATTGAAGACATGGAAAGGATTAACGCCAATCCGGATGTTGAAAAATTCCAGAATTATCAAAAAGTTTTCAATAAGTTTTTACGCAGGACGGGCGGGAGCAAAGACGCAGTTCTGGAGCCTGACGAATCAAAGACTCTTTCAGTCGGTGTTGACCCTGACGGCGGTTACACGGTAACTCCTCAGATGGCATCAACGATAATCACGACCATCAGAGAAAGCGATCCGGTAAGACAGCTTGCCTCGGTTGAAAGCATATCAACCGATTCAATCGAATGGCTTGTAGACGTCGAACAGATGGGCGCGGGATGGGAGACAGAGACCGGCGCGGGCGCAGTTACTGCAACCGCAGATTTTAGAAAGAAAATGATTTTTGCGCATACGATGTATGCAAAAGTTCGTGCAACCCAGAAACTTCTCGAAGATAGTTCTCTGAATATTGAAAATTGGATTGCAAACAAAACAGGTGACAGGTTCGGAAGGCTGGAAGGCGCGGCGTTCGTAACTGGTACAGGTGTGGGACAGCCGAGAGGTTTTCTAACTTATGCTAACGGCACGGCGTGGGGTCAGGTTGAACAGGTTGTCATGGGTGCGGCGGCCGCTTTGACTGCTGATGGTTTTATTGATGTTAAATATCATCTTCTTGAAGCTTATATCGAGAGAGCGAATGCGTGGCTTATGTGTAGATCGACACTGGCGGCGGCCATGAAACTTAAAGATGGGTCTGGAGAGTATATTTGGAAACCGAGCTTAATAGCACTCGATCCAGCAAGTTCAATTCTTGGCATACCTGTTAAGATGTCAGCCACTATGCCGGTAATTGCGGCAAACGCTCTGTCCGTAGCTCTGGCAGACTGGAAAGCGGCTTATACAATAGTTGATAGGCTGGGGATTACAGTACAGCGCGATCCGTACACTCAAAAACCTTTCGTAGAATTTTACACGCGAAAGAGAGTTGGCGGAGATATCATAAACTATGATGCCATAAAGATTGGCATAATATCAGTATAAAGGGAGGGATAACATGATAAGAGATTTATATTCTAATTTAGCTTTTTATAACGCGTTTATTCCCGGGCCTTCCGCAGTAGCGGCGGGCGCGACTGAAGGGAATACGATTGATATGCGAGGATTCAATGCGGCGGCTATGGCTATCGCGCTGACCAGCTTCTGTTCAGGCGGTGCAAACGGTGCGGGCGATTATATTATATTCTGCCTACAGCATGGCACGGCGAGCGCGGCGGGCGTTGACCAGTGGTCACTCGTTCCGGAATCACAGCTCATACATAGTGTTATGGGTGGATACGATTCAACAGCGGAAACCGGATTGATTATGTCGATCACTTCGGCTACGGAAATTACCGGATCAACTCAGGCATCGATAGTTCTTAGGGTCGGTTACAAGGGAGACGGAACTCACAGATATTTGAGATTGCATTATTCAAATGTCGGCAACGCTTCGGGATGTTATGTAGGGGCTATTTGTGTTCTTGGCCTTCCTGCGGATTGGCCGATAAACAGCCCTGTATAAGGGATGAAATAAAAGAGGGGTGGATATACTGCCCCTCTAATTTTCAAGAGGAGTTTTAAAAAATGACAAAACGAGACAATACTTATCAAAATTCAAAAGTTGCTTTACCTCAGGGCGGGGACAGATTAACGATAGACTCTGATGGATATCTGGATTTTTACAGCACTGAAGTTGCAGGATCATTGCTTAAAAAATTTCTGTATACGAATCACATCAAATACAGCGTTCAGACTACGGCGGCTGTGTTATCTGTAGTTAATTTAAGGGTCGGAGTTAATTTTTTAGCTCCATCTGTAGGCGGTTCTAATATGTCCGCTTGGCTTCCGTCTTGTACTATCGGCGATGAGATAACCGTTATGCTCGGACACGGGCCACTTGTGGAAAGTGTTTTATCTTTGTACATAAGCACTTCGGGCTGTTCTATTCTGGGTCAGGTGTTCAGAGATGCTTCCGGCGTAAGTCTGCATACTTCTAATTTATCTACTGGATGGATTAAGTTCAAATGTTTTAGACG